ACTTTCTTTCCCTGATATTACAACCGTATGTGTGTTAGACGGAACAACACCATATTTTGTACCAACAACAGGTACCGCATTGTCACCAAATGGAACACCTTGTTTTGCTCCAACCGCAACACCATCACCTACATCTACTCCAACTCCAACACCGGTGACTACTTTAAGACAAATTCTTAAAGTTAATAATATATCATCCGTTCTTGGAAATTTATCAAATGAAAATGCTCGATTAGCATACGCACAAAATAATGGATTTACAGGTATACAACTATATGGATTATATGGGGTATTTGGAGACCCAACAAAAGAGTCTCAACTAGCTAGCTTTATAAATCGTGCATATACAACTTATGGATTAACGACTGTTGGTTGTATTATGGGAAGAGGAAATTCAGGATTTATAAATGCGTTAGCATATAACGCAAGTGTTCCAGCAATATCAAAATTTAATGACTTTAATAAAGAAAATGAATTTTGGAATTACTTCAGAGTTGATTTTGTGATTAGTACTGTTGTAATTGGATTTACTTATAGTATTACTCTTAATGGAACTACATACAGTTATACATCAGTACCTGGTGATACTAAAGACACTATAGCCGCGGCATTAGCATTGGCATGTGCACCATCAGGATTGGCGATAACAATAAGAACGACTAACGTTACTGACGATACTGTGTCTATAAAAAACACGACAAATATTTACGCATCATTTACTTACTCAAATAGTTTAAATATTAGTGATGATAATATAAATGAAACTTTCACAGATTGGATTGCAAGCTTAGTTTGGTTGAAGGCGAATATAGGTTCAAACGGAACTATATCCGCATATGTGGCAAACCCTTCAAATAATTGGGGAGTAACTGAGGCAGAACAAATATGTACTAATGTTGACTACTATGAGGGTACAAACTATACTACAACGCCAAATGAGAGTCAAAATTCTTATCGTAACAATCAGTTAGTTTATATAGCACAAGGAGCGTTAAATATTGGTAAAGTTCAAAAACATTATCCAATATTCTCATCTGAAAGTCTTGCGATAATTCCAAATTGTGGAGAGGCTACTTTTATGGGGGCGTACCTACAAAGTAACGGTATTGCAACGGCTAACAGTACTTGGTTATCACAATATAATGCTGACTCAATACCAAATAAAACAAGTCTTGAATGGGTAGGATATAATTATTTCTCATACAATTGTTTATCTCAATATGTTCCATAAAATACCAAAGAAAATTTTAGATTAATAAAACATGAGCGTAACTCAACAGACATTAGGATATGGATTAACAATAGAAGGGGCATTTTATGCATATACAAATAACCCAACTTCATTCTATGTTGACCCAATATTCACAACAAATACTGGGGCAACAATAACCTATGAATCTTATGTTGACTTAATTATGAGTTCGTATTCTTCTGCGGGATACTATTCAAATGGGGTTATTGTTAGATATTATGACGGAAGTCAGACTTTATCCGCGTCAACATTTCCACAATATAGTACATACCTATCAGGATGTTGCGATAATAAATTATATAAATTAAAATCAAATAGTTCTCTATTATTAGGAACGGTAATTTATATTCCACCTGTTAATTTTTGTTATACCGTAATTGAAGGACCTTCTTTACCTACGTCATATGAAACATTAAATGATGATAATGGTTATGGAATATTAAGCCCTGATGATGATTGTAACGCTATTGAATGTGAGCCATGTCCATTACCACCACCAGATTGTACATGTTATACAATTAGTGTACCTATATCATCTCCTTCTACTTTTGGTGCATATGAAGGATGTTTTGGTGGGTCATATTCATTCTCAATTCTTTCAGGAGAAACTTTAAATATTTGTGCTAAAACAGGGATGGTATTTCCTTTAGTTCCCGCGAATATTGTTGCAGGAGACCCTTGTCTTTCAACATCAGGATGTAGTTGTACACCTGAACCAGGATTAACAATTAATGATTGTTCACCAATTACGTTACTACCAATGGGTATACAATGTTCTGTAGTTAATCCTACTGAAGCAAACCCAAATAGTGGACAATTAACTTTATTAATAACAGGAGGAACAAATCCATATACAGTTGTATGGACATTAGAAAATGGAGGTACAATAACAGGTGATACTCTTCTTAATATGCCTGAAGGAAACTATTATGTTAAAGTTACTGACGTATATAATGATTTTAGTGCTGAAACAACATGTGTTTTAGCGATAGATAGAGATTGTACATTCTCAGGAAGTGTAATTGAATTTATTCTTCCTACACCAACACCAGGTCCGACATCAACACCTGTACCAACACCTGAGCCAACGATTTGTATAACAAGACCTCCAACTCCTACTCCAAGTGCATCACCAACACCTACACCAACACCTATATTATGTTCTATTGACATTGACTTTAGTAAATCAGGATTGGCGAATACTTACGGTGCGGTTTATGATATAACAACTTCACCACCAACAACATTATTTAGTTGGAGCTCAACAACATCATCAACATCTACAACAGTACAAGCCCCAATAGGTGCGGTATTACAGGTACATGGTATTGCTACCGCGGGAGGTGGATGTGGTAATTCTTCAATTGCGGTTACATTAACAGATAATGGTGTTGATACAAATTACTATTGGACTAGTGCAACACTCCCTCCTGTTGGTGGAATAAATCAAAATATAACAGATTGTAATAATAATTATAGTATAGCAATCCAAGTAGGATGCGTGTAAGATATGAGTAGATATTTGTATATAAAAATAACAGGAGGAACTTCACCAGGACCTTATACCATTTATTATAACGATGTTTTAAGTGGTAATGAGGCTTTCCTATACCCTAGTGGTAACCTAGCAACAGGGTTAACTTTAACACAATTACAGGTAATTCCTGGATTGGAGGTGTCCACACCAAATATCGCGACTTCAATATTGATATATAATCAAAAATGTGACACATATGAAACATTTGATATTGGAGAAGCTCCGCCTGAACAACATTGTGTTTGTGTTACTTTAACAAATGTAATAACAGGAGTTAATGGACAACTATTATTTTGTCCTAATGGATTTTATATAAATAATAAACCAATTTATACTTTAAGTTCAGGAGGGCAAAATTATGCTATCACTTGGAATCAATCTAATCAATATTGGGAATGCTCAGATTTACCGGGATACCCTGGGTTTACAATTCGTTGTACTGACCCTGACAGTGTTCCATTAAGCCCTTGGGTATTATATGGTGTGGGTTCACAAGACTATATTATTAACGCAACTATAGACGTTTGCCAAAATCCTCTAACAATCTATAATATAAGTTGTACTTCACAAGAACCAACTTGTGTAGATGTTAATGATGGAGTAATAATTTCAACCGCAACAGGTGGAGCGGGTGGATGGAAATATTCATTAGATAATATATTATTCTTTAATACAACTGGTATATTTAGTAATTTGGCAGCCGGAACTTACACAGTATATGCTAAAGATATTTCAGGAAATACAACAAGTTGTAGTTTAACCTTAGACTCAAGAGTACCTGCCGAATACCCATTACCAATAAATCTGTTATCAAACGATTTCTTATGTTCAGATGGAAATATGACTTTCTATGTGGCGTACTATGAGATAGATACTACTTCATTGGCTGACGGGGTTACTGCAACATTTGACTTTAATCTTAATTATGGGTTAAGTTATTTATCACCAGGAAGTGCGATTTTCTACACAGATGACCATTCTATTGTTATTAATAATAGTTCACAAACAATAACTTCAACTGATTGTGGTGATTTATTAGAAACAGGACCTTCTTCATGTAGCCCTAGTTATTCTCAATACGATGGATATAACAACTATTCTGCAACAGGATTATCAGTAACAAATATTGATATTGTTACAGGTTATACTATCTATGGTATAGACACTCAAACTTTAGGACAATGGGTTCCACCTTGTTATACTAAGGCAACGGTAACAATAAACATGACATTAACAAATGTAACATTAGATAATGTTTGTGATACGGTATCACCTTCTAATGTATCGTTTTCGTTAACACAAACTTATTCTCCATAATAAAAAAGAACAATTTTAATATTTATTTGATATGGCGTACATAATAAAAAATACTTCAGGTATTTTAAATACAAGGTTTACTGATACAGGTAGAATGAAACTATCTAGAGGTAAATTAGATATAAGATATTTCCAAATAGGTGATAGTGAGGTTTGCTATAGCGCAATTCCAAACTACAATCATACCTTAAATAATATTTTAGAGGCGGCATACAATGCTCAAAATTCATCACAACAGCCCGAGTCAAATAAAATGAATGTTAAATATCCATTTTATGTTACAAATAGTTCGGGTGGTACTTATGGTTTAGTTACAGAAGATTCACAAGTATATCCAGTATACAATACTGCAGCGCCAAGAGGATTTTTTACAGGTAGTTCATATGCTTGGTCAGCTCAAACAAGTTCGGCTTATACTGTGAACTCAAATTATTATATAGATACATGTTTATGTGTTGGTAATACAATGGTAATACAACCTAGTTTTTGTTCTCCAACAACAGGAACACCTGCGGTTGGTGATTTTGTTACAATAATATTTGATGGAGTTGGAGGATGTGGAGATATAACAGGAAGTTTTCCAATTTTAACGTATAATGTAACAGGAGTTACTGGAAATATAATTGCGTTAGATAGAGATTTACCTAATTTATCGGTATCAGGATGTTGTGGAAATGCAAGAGTTTTATTTTACCCATCAGGTATGACTGAACTATATGACTGCAATACCCCTGCTTGTTATTGGCCTGATGATGTGATTAATTTTGAATCGATATGTGATTCGGGAATTACTGATGTTAAAATATGGAATATGAATATTCCTTGGTCTGTTAGTCCGGCTGGTGTTATCCCAACATTAAATGAAGATTATACAAAATATGCATCGGTAACTTATTTAGGTAGTAAAGAATATTTTGGATACTATGAAACATCGGGGCAAACTTTTTGGAGAAATCCGACACAGAGTGCAGAAACAACCGATTCATATTATTATAACTCATTTGATGAAATAATTGAGGTAGAGCCTTATGAACAAAAAGCGATTGCAATTGTTCATTATAGTAATAATGCGGTTGATAGTTTTTATGGTGAAAAATTTGCGATGGTACCGTACGATGCTAGTTCACCGATTACAACAGGTTTTGCAAGAAATTTTAAAGTAACAATACCTTGGTTAATGTGGCATAAATCTAACACGGGATTAATGGGTGAAGAATTTTTTGTTGACCCTAATGTTGGTACTGCCGATTATTTTCATGTTAAATATATGCAATCCATACCTAATAAGGATATGAATAATCCGGGATTAAGATACTATCATTTATGGGATACTCATCTTAATTCAGATGGAAATCCTAGTAGAGTTGGTAAAGTTTTCCCTGATTTAAAAACAATAATTTTTGATGATGATGAAATTGTTGCGGCATTATCTTACAAATCTAATAGAAATTGGACATTACCTGCACCGTCAATATCATTAATCACACCAAATGTATGTGATGTAAACGCTAATGACACTGGAGTTTTAGAGAATGAAGATGAATATATGTATGTTACATATAGATTTAACTGTCCTTCATTTACAAATGGTCTTCATTGTAATTATTATTCTAAAATACAAGGTCCAACACAATCTTGTAATGTATCAAGTCAGAACATTGCGGTTAGATTTGGAAACGAGTTCCCATTCATGTCTTGTGAGTGTTGTTGTTTCCAAGGGTTCAGCGCTTGTGAATTTCAAATATTAGCACAAAAAGTAACTGGGTCAACAACTCAACCAAACCCAGGAAGTTGGAAACTAATTGATTTTACAAGTTCTGTTTTAAATGGTGGAGGGTGTGTTTCTGTATCGGCTTTAACTGCAAGCACATTTGTGATTACTAATAATTTATATACTGGTGGTACGAGTTATAATTTAGACGATTTTATTGATTTACCATTACCTACAGGAGAAGAAAATAAGTTAAATTTTGGTGATGAGTATTATTTTTACGGTAATATAGAATCCGACATAGAGGCAACAATATATGAAATGAGATTTTTATGTAATTTACCATCAACACAATTTAATTTATCAAGTAATCCAACTTGGAGTGCCGGCACAAAAAATTATATAACAGAGGTCGGTCTTTTTGATGCTGATAAGGATTTGGTTGTTATTACAAAATGTCAATCGCCAATTTTAAGACAAGGTACCCAACAATTTGCGGTAAAGATAGACTTTTAATGAAATCTTTATTATAAAAAAATACCAATTATACTTTTTATAAGTTTTATAAAAGATTTATGGCGAAAAAAATACAAAACAACCCAAAAGTATTGGGATTAGATATATCAACAAAAACCATAGGATGGGCACTTTTTGATGTGGTGACTAAACAATTATTAGAATTAACTCATATTTCTCCGCAACCAAAACCAAAAAGAGAAAATAAAATGGAAGAGCTTTTATTAAAAGCGGATATGTTCAGAGTTAAGTTAAATGATTATAAAAATTTAGGAATCACAAAAGTTATAATTGAGGAACCTCTACTGAATTCTAATAACGTATATACCATAGGTACCTTATTAAGATATAATACACTTATTTGTAAAGAGATTTATGATGCGTTAGGAATTGTTCCTGAATTTATATCAACATACAACTCAAGAAAATTTGCGTTTCCCCATTTAGTACAACAGAATGATAAAGGAAAGTTTGTTTTATTTGGAGGTTTACCAAAAGACATTGACAAAAAAATGACAATATGGGAGTTGGTTGCGAAAAGAGAACCACAAATAAGTTGGCAGTATACAAAAAACAATACTTTAAAGAAAGAAAATTTTGACCAATCAGATGCCTATACCTGTGTTTTAGGATATATGAAACAAGAAAATATTTGGTAATAGATATCTTTTTTTTATCATATTTTTTAGTTATTATTACTTAATGGATGAGTTTGAAGTAATAATAGATTTAATTTCACAATTTCTTGGTAAACCAAAAAAAGTCTATGAGAGCCGTGGACAGGTGAGTTTTAATTGCATTGAATGTGATGAGGGTAAGGGAAAGGGTAATTTAGAAATCAGTGTTGAAAAGTCAGTCTATCATTGTTGGGCTTGTGGAATAAGTGGACCTTTAGGTAAACTATTTGATTCATATGGTAATAAAAAACAAAAAAAGGTTTATCTTTTATTACGACCTGAAGAAGAACAAGAGAAAAAAACAAAAGTAATTAGGTTAAAATTACCTGAAGGGTATACCAAATTCAAAGACTCAAATCCTATATATCCACCACATAGAGAGGCATTGAACTATCTCTATAAAAGAGGTATAACCGATGATATGATTGAGAAATATCAAATAGGGTATACAACAAAAGGTGATTATAGTGGTAGAATTATTGTACCTTCATATACCCAAGACGAAAAATTAAATTATTTTGTTGCTAGAGATTGGGGAGGAAAGAGCAAGCTAAAATATAAAAATCCAATCGCAGAAAAAGATAAAATAATCTTTAATGAACATTTAATAGATTGGGATAAAGATATTTTTTTGGTTGAGGGTGTCTTTGATGCTTTCTTTTTGGAAAATAGTGTACCAATGCTTGGAAAGTATATTTCGGAACTATTATTTGAATCGATATATACAAAATCAAAAGGGAATATTATTATTTGTTTAGATGGTGATGCGTTTAATGATGCTAAGAAACTTTATAAAGAACTTAATGGGGGAACACTCTATAATAGAGTGAAATTACTTAAACTTCCGATAGATAAAGATGTTTGTGATTTGAGAGGTAAAGTTGATGAATTTTATATAAAAAACGTTAGATGAATATGAATTTAAAAAATATTGCAAAAGAGATTAGAGATTTAATCTATGAAAAACAAAAACAATTAGAACTGACATTTATTGAGGAAGAACATAAATATTTTATGAAAGACCTTGACGGTAAGGTTAGTTCAAACTACCCATCAGTATCTAAAGTATTAAAAAAATTTTATGAAGAGTTCCCAACAGAGGAGGCGGCATATAATAAATCAGGTGGAGACCCCGAAGAACAAGAAAGATTAATTAAAGAATGGGCTGCTGCCGGCACTTATGCGACAAATATGGGAAGTAGAGTACATTATCTTCTTGAAAAAAAAATAATAGAAGAAAATGGTTCATATAAAGAAGTTAGACAACCAATATTTGATTGTGATATTGAACAAATATTAAAAAGTGATAGTATGGTGTCCGCAGGTTTAAAATTCATAAAATTAATGAAAGAAAGAGATGCGGTTTTATTGGATACTGAAACTGTTTTGGGTCATCCTGAATTAGGGTATACCGGACAACCTGATAAAATTTGGTTAATTATGAACAAAGAAAAAACAGGGTTTGGATTAATTATTACGGATTGGAAAACAAATAAACCTAAAAATTTTGAAACAAATAGGTTTACAAAAAAAATGAAAAAACCATTCAATGATAATGACGATAATGCTTTAGGTCACTACTATGTTCAGTTACCTCTATATGGAAAACTTTTTATAAAAATGTTAGAAGGAACTAAATACGAAAATATAAAATTATATGGTTGTATTGTTGTTTTATTAAGAGAAGATTCTGATTTTATTGAGTACAGAGTACCAAAAGATGTAATTAATACTGTATTAAATATGAAAATGTCAGATTATCTATGTTGATTTTTACATGAAAAATTATTAAACTTATAGTTATGAAAAAATTATTATTATTATTTATGGTGATTATGACGGTATCTTCATGCGTAACACCGCAATCAGGACTTACCGCTTACCAAACTAAAAATTTACATAAGTTTTCAAATAAAAAAAATTACAGAACCATTAATGGTCCACGATATGTAAGACCAAGAAAAAGAGGTGAGGTTATGCATCCGGCAGTTAAAAAAGAAACTCGTAAAGAATTAATTCGTATGATTAAAAGACAACGAGCAACCGTAAGTGAATAAAAAATAAAAAAATACAAATATTATGGATATTACAAAACCTAAAATTGATTTGAGAGAAATGCCTTCCACAAAATGCGATAGTTGTGAAGGAGAATTTTTTAGAGAAGTTCTAATTCTAAAAAAAGTAAGTAAAATATTAACTGGTAGTTCTGAAGACACACTTGTACCTTTTCCCGTATACCAATGTGTAAATTGTAGTCATGTTAATGAAGAGTTTAACCCCTTCACCAAAGTTAGTGATGAATCATAAAGAATTTTCTATTTGGTTAGATGGATTTTTGCATAATAAAGAAACACTAAATAAAATGGACATCCTTAGTGTTAGGGAAAAATTATCAAAAATAAACGAAGAGGATAATTTTTTTAAGGATAATTTACAAAGATTTAACGAAGGCTTAAAACATAGATTACCGAACATTGTTAACCCCCCAATACCAAGAGCGCCAAACATAATTTGTAAAAAAGATGATAAATAAAATCGTACATTTTAGTGATTTACATGTTAGGTTATTTAAAGACCATGACTTGTATAAGAAAATTTTGAATCAGGCTTTATCTGAATGGAAAGAATTAAATCCTGACAGAATTGTTTTTACAGGAGATATGGTACATTCAAAAAACCAAATGACACCTGAACTTGTTGAATTTGTGGCGTGGGTTTTAACGGAATGTGCAAAAATAACTAAAACAATTGTCATAATAGGTAACCATGATTTTTTAGAAAACAATATATCTCGATTAGATGCGTTAACACCGGTTATTGAGTCTTTAAAAAATGAAAATATTGTATACTACAAAAATAGAGGGGTTTATACTGATTCAAACATTGATTGGGTTGTGTATTCGTTAGTGGACCACAATATCCCTCCTGATATTGAAAAATCAGAAAACATTAAAATAGGTTTGTTTCACGGACCAATTCAAGGGTTAACTACTGATATTGGATATAAATTTGACGAGGGATTTGACACTAATAAATTTAAAGGTTGTGATTTAGTTTTATGTGGTGATATCCACAAACGACAGATTTTTGATATACCAAATGGTAAAAAGGCGTATATGATTGGCTCAACAATACAACAAAATTATGGAGAAACAATCCGTAAGCATGGGTATGGTGTATATGACGTTTTAACCAACACATATGAGTTTGTTGATTTGGAAAATCCTAAACCTTTCTTATCATTTAAGATAGAATCAATTGAGGATTTAGAACATGGCAAAGAAAAACTTCTTAATTACTGATAAACAGTTTGAAAATGAAATAATTGAATTCTGTAAATTAAATAAAATCGAAGATATTGAAAAATTTAAAAACGATTGTTTTAAAACCGGATTCAGTATTGAAAAATATGGTTTATTAGGGGATAATTCAGGAAAAACTATTGAGATTCAAGAAAAACGAGTGGAAGTCCCTGTTGAAGTTATTAGAGAAGTTGAAAAGATAGTTGAAAAACCAGTTGAAGTTATTAAGTATGTTGACAGAGAAGTTATTAAAGAAGTGGTTGTCCCAAAAATAGAATACATTAAGGATGAAAGTTCAAGTGAAGAATTACTATCAAAAATAGAAAAATTAGAAAACGAAAAGAAAATATTTTCCACTAAGATAGAAGAATTAGAAAACGAAAAGAAAATATTTTCCACTAAGATAGAAGAATTGGAGAAAATTTTCCAAAATATTGAAAAAAACGATAAAACTAAACAACTTAGCGAGACATTATTCAATTTAAAGGCTCAATTAGACCAAAAGAATAAAAAAATAAAAGAATTAGAAGATAAAATAACCGAATTGGGGGATGCGTTAAATACTAAATTTGCAACATTTCATCCAAATTCAAATTTAAAAAATAGATTATGATATCATTACTTACTTGGGTGTTAATGATTTATGGAATGAGTAACATTGCAGTTTACGGTTCCATATTAAATGGTTTTAGAGATACCATTGAAAGATGGGGAAATGACAAATATTTCCCGTTCAATAAATTTTTTCATTTTGTAAGAGAAATGATGAGATGTATGATGTGTTTACCAACATGGATTGGATTCTTTATTGGATTTTTATTATATTCGCCTACACATGAATACCTTAAAATTTCAGAATACATCTCTTGGTTTTTTGATGGATGTTTAGCTTCAGGAACAACATGGATAATAAATTCAATAATAGAATGGTTTGAAGAAAACAGACCAAGCAATAACAATAATAATCAAATCTTATAAAAAAATGGGAAAAAGAGCAAAAGAACACAGAAAAAAAGTTCAGGCAAGAAATGCAAGACTTAAATCAGAATCAAATCGACAAAAAAAGATTTTTGAAAAAGCGATGGAAGAACAAATCGAATTAATGAAATCTAAAATGTCAGGAGAGACTAAAGAAGAAAGTACAATATCATTAAATACCGATGGATTTATTCAATCCTCCAATATCCTATAATTACACCTATATGAATCATAAAATTCAGGTTGATAAACTCGACAATCCATACGTCCAAGTAGTTTGGGAAGATTATCCTGATAATTTTACTCAAGAAAGGATTAAGAGTGTAAAACAATATTTCCAAAAAAAGTATCTAACAACTAATGTGAATGTTATCACAAAAGTAAAGTTGGTTGAAGATGATACCATGCAAACAGTTGATGTTTCATTTAATATAATGGACAAAAACTATCAATTAGATATGGTTAAATCATTTTTACAATCAAAGAACTATGAAAAATATTCACAAAACGTTTTAGACCTTGATAATGCTGTTGAAAATAGGATAATTGCGACATCTGATGAAGTTGCCGCGTTTAAGAAATGGTATATTAAAAAAATTGAATTTTCTAATTTCCTATCATATGGAGAAAACCAAGTATTGGATTTTGAAAAATGTGGTGGAATTACTGTTGTGGAATCAGACCCACCAAACTTTGGTGGGAAGACGGTATTGACCGTTGACCTTTTAATGTTTTTATTTTTTAATACGACAACAAAAACATCAAAGGCCGAGGAAATTTTTAATCGATTTACCACCAAAGATAAAGTTTCTGTAAGAGGTGAAATTACTATTGATGGTGAAGATTATTTAATTGCAAGAACCATTGAGAGAAAAAAATCTAAATCAGGTGAATGGAACGTTAAGACAGAATTAGATTTTTTTAAAAAATTATCAGACGGACAATTACAAAACTTTACCGGTGAACAAAGGAGAGAAACTGAAAAGTTTATTAAAAATTCAATTGGGGAGCAAGAAGATTTTTTAACGACAATTCTAACTACTGCAACAAATCTTGAAGACTTAATAGAATCAAAACCTACCGCAAGAGGACAAGTTCTTAGTAAATTTTTAGGATTAGAATTCCTTAAGAAAAAAGAAGAGACTGCAAAAGAGTTGTATTCTGAATTTTCAAAAGGAATGTTGTCTAATGTTTATAATACTGAAAGTTTAAAACAAGAGATTCAAAACAATGAAAATCAAATTTTAGAATTAGAGAAAGGTATTGAAGAGTCAACTTCAAAGATAGATGAGGTTAGTGTCAGATTAAATAAGGGTAAAGAATATAAGGATAATTTGTTGAAATCAAAACATACTGATATCGACCAAGAACTTATAATAATGAATCCTAATAATATTGAGAACGAAATTAACTTATTAATTTCTGATAATGAAAAATTACAGAAACAAATCAAAGAAGTAATAGTAATTGAGCCTTCACAATTTTATCATGAAGATGAACATGATAAGATAAAAGAAGAGTATAATGAAATTTACAAGAAGAATCTTCAGGTTGAAAATAAGATAGATGAGATTAATGAACTTAAAAGTTCTGTAAATGACGGAATAAAATGTGAACATTGTGGTATTGAATTAATTAACGCGGCTATAACCCAAGCTAAGATTTCTGAACTTGATGGTTTGGTTTCTCAAAAAAATCAAAACGAAAGTTTAATGAAGGAAATATCTACTAAAGAACAATCATTTGTTAAACTTAAAAAAGAATTTGATGAATACGAAAAAAACAAATTGATTAAAGGTAAATTAGAGCTTAGTTTAGAAAGTAATGAATTAAAAAAGTCTAAACTTGATGATAAGTTAAAAAGATATTTTGATGTCCAAGAAAAGATAAAAAAGAATAATGAAATCGAACAACAGGTAATAAAGGCGAACTTGAAGATAGAAGAGTTGGAATCAGAAAAGAAAAAGTATGAAAACACAGTAACTTCTAACAATGTCATGATTAAAAATCTTAGAGAAAAAATCACTAAGAATCATGAGAACATTACCAAAATTGCGGAAGAGTTTGAAAGAGAAAGAATTTATAAGATATATCTTGAAGTTTTCGGTAAGAACGGTATAACAAAAATCATTATGAAAACAATGATGCCTTTGATTAATTCTGAATTACAAAGATTGTTACAAGATAGTTCTTATTTTAGGTTAGAAATAAGAATATCAGATAAAAACGAAGTTGAGTTTTGGATGATAGATAATTCCACAGGAATTGAAAAATTGATGGTATCTGGTTCAGGATATGAAAGAACAATTGCTTCGTTGGCGTTGAGAGCAGTTTTAAGTAAAGTATGTTCATTACCTAAACCAAATATTATTGTGTTTGATGAAGTCTTTGGTAAAATATCTAATGATAATTTAGAAATGGTGTCGGAATTTTTCCAAAAGATTAAAGAATATTTTGAAAAGATATTTGTAATAACACATAATCCATTGGTTAGTAATTGGGCGGATTCAATAGTAAAAATTAATAAAGTTGAGAATATTAGTAGAGTCAGTCAATAAAAAAACCCCGAGAAATCGGGGTTTTTATTTTATTAGAAGTTTTCAGTGTCATATGGTTTAAATACATTTCCTGTTTTAAAACCTACACCTCCTACATAGTTTTCATCGTTTACTTGTTTTGAGTAATATTTCATCATTTTAAGTGCTACCTCCCTATCAAATTCTCTATCGTCTGTTTCTGGAACCAATATATCTACATATATTGAGCCCCTACCACTTCTAAAAGGTTTTCCATCTTCATATATTTCCATTATATCCATTTCATCTAAATCCTCATCATTTTCAATTATGGACTTTAGTTTTTCAATTAAATTCTTCCTTGGGTCGTAGTCATCCTCCTCCTCATCAAAATCAAATTGCTCATCCATTAACGCTAAACCTAAATCAGGGTTTTTTTCACTAACCGCTAAAGCAATATCATCTTCTTGTGAAACATCTTCAGACATTTCTGAACGACCACTAGCCAAGTCTAAATACTTATACGCTTTTTCTCCGTACATATCCCAAAGTCTTCTAAAGAATAGTCTTGGATTTTTTCTTAGGTATCTAATAATATCATCATCAAGTAATGCGGAATAACTACCCATTGACTGTTTAATCTGAGTTTCTCTCGGAGTTTCAGGAATTTCAGGTTCTACAGTAAAAGAAGATGCGTTTTTCTTTTTTTGTTCGTTGACAGGTATTAAAATTTTTATTACATTTATAAGTTCATCTTCCGACAATAAAATTTTTTTCATAATATTTTGTGTTTCTAATAAATATCCTTATCTTTGTAAAACAAAACGAAAACGATATGACAAAAACAAAAACCCCAACCCAAATCATCAAAGTAACTAATGGAACTATGGCTAGCGATGTATTTTACGGAAGCTTCATGACTTCAGTAAAAGGCAAGAGAATTGATGTTCATGTGTCAAATCATATAAAAGACACAGAAAAACAATATGAATTTCGTGTGGCATCTAAATGTCGTGCAGGATTTATTAACATGTTCGATATGAAAGGTACTCCGCACTCTATTATTGCAGGATTCAAAAAGAACTCATTGGTTAACATTCAAGTTAAAAACGAAAATGGTTTATGGTTGAATGTTTACACAACAAAAGGAGGTAAATGGTATGGTATTGATAAAGGTTTTTTAGAAGTTCTTACCGTTGGTGATATGAGAAGTTCATTCCCTGACATGTGTGATAATAATATTTGGGAACGAATGAACGCTAAAACTTGGGCAGACAAATCTTTTGTTGAAAATTAATGAGTTGTTTTTGTAGATTAAGAAAAAAAACATATCTTTGTAAAACTAAAAACAAACAAACATGACAAAATATTTCTTTATTGCGTTCGGAGATTTCAGTGAAAAATCAAAAAAACAATTTGTTCTTGATTCTTTTTTGGAGATTACTAATAGTTGGACGTTGAAGTTCAGAGTACTTCCAAACGCAATCGTGATTCATTTCGGTACTAAGTCTGAACTTGATAAAGTTAAAGTTAAAGTTGAAACAACTATGCAAAATTTTAGTAAAGTTTATTTCCTTGTTGAAAATACAGACAAAAAAGTTTTGTCTATGTTTGGAAATGAATTGGAAGAATTTTTGTATCTTGACGGACAAAAACCAAAAAATGTTATAATTAAAGATAAGGAAGAGAAAAAAACACAAGAAACTAAAAAAAGTGATTTTTTTGATGACATACTTGAAAGTTTCGCTAAAATAAAAAAAGATGATGGTGAGATTGAAAACGATGGGTATGATAAACTCTTAAAAAATTGCACCAAAAACAAAGAAAAAGTTTATAACTTAGACGAAATCCTTGATAAGATTAACGAAAAAGGAATAAATTCACTGACACCTGAAGAACATAAATATTTAAATAACCTGTCAAACTAATATGAAAGAGAAATCACAAATTCCAATAAATCAAGAAGAAATTTATTCCTATCTTAGGGATATTAGAAAAATTAAAGTAATGACTCCCGAAAGGGAACGAGAGCTATCTGCGATGATGGCATCAAAGGACCTGACACCTGATATAAAAAGAGAGATTGAACAAGAAATTGTTGAGGGAAATCTTAGGTTTGTTATAACAGTTGCTAAACAGTATCAGAACCAAGGTTTAGACTTACCTGATTTAATTGCCGAAGGAAACTTAGGACTAATCAAAGCGATTAAAAACTTTGATTGGAGTAAAAACCTTAGATTTATCTCTTATGCTGTTTGGTGGGTCAAACAATCAATTTTACAATCACTGAATGAACACGCGAGAACAATTCGACTTCCGGTTAATATTGTTCAAGAGATGCAAAGAGAGAAGAAGGCAGTTGATAATGGTGTTGCTGAACTTTCGGAGAAGTTTGCTAATCTACCATCCATGATATATTTGGATAAAACAATAAATGAGGATGGGGATACTCTTATGGACATCATTTCAAATGATAATGCGGACAGACCTGACAATGTATTTGACGGTAAAGAGGTATTGAAGGATAAGTTGATGAAGATATTGAACATTTTAGATGACAGAGAGCGATTAATTATTGAAGATTATTTTGGACTAATGGGTTCAACAAGAACCTTGGAAGACATTGGAGGAGATTTTAATCTAACCAAAGAAAGGGTAAGACAAATTAAGGAGAAGGCTCTACGAAAATTGAGAAACGAGTGTTCGGAATTATTTGATTACATCTAAACATTAAAAATGGACTATTTATAATAGTCCATTTATTTTTTATTGGTATTTTATAAATTTATAAAAAACAAATTAACATGAAAAATTTTATAAAAAACAATTTCACAATAATAGTTTTAGTGATTGCAATACTATCATTATTCAAAAGTTGTGGGGACTCAAAGGAGTTAACAAAAATCAAAAAAGAAATTCAGGCAATTAAGGACTCAACTTACACCAAGGATGAATTAAATGTTGAGCTACAAATCATGGGATTAGAATCAGAAAAAAGAATGATTCAAGCTACTGACAGAAAAATATTAGATGTCCAAAGACAAAGTCAGATAGAGGAAGAAATAAAAAAGTTAAAGTCACGTAAATAATGAATTGGTTTCAAAAAAACTTTAAAACAATAATTTATGCGTCCTTTTTAGTTCCAATTTTAACAGTTGCGTTCGTTTCAATTTCGCACGTAACTAAATGGTATGGAATATCAAACCCACTTAGTTGGGCGATATATCTATCGGTTGGAATTGAAATTGCCGCATTATCGGCATTAGCGGCTATTTCGGCGAGTATGGGGAGAAAAGTATATTTCCCATTTGGGATTGTTACATTAATACAGTTTATTGGTAACATATTTTTTGCCTATCAGTATATTGATGTTGATAGTCAAATTTTTAAAGAATGGGTTAGTTTAGTTGACCCTGTAGTTAGTTATTTAGGTGTTGAATCAGGTGACCCTATTGGGCATAAAAGATTTTTATCTTTATTTGCGGGAGGAATGTTACCGTTAATATCTTTATCTTTTTTACATATGTTAGTTAAGTTTGAAGAAGAAGATAAGAAAAAAACAACAACAATAGAGACACCAAAAGAAAACATTGATATTGACGAGTTGAGTATTTTGGCGGGGAAAAAAGAAGCGGAAATTGATGACGAGAAATATGAACCTTCCGAAGAAGATTTAAAAAATTTAGAAATATATTTAAAAAACCTACAAGAACAGAAATTTGGAAAAGAATCTTATGATGAGACCAAAATTGAAAGTGAAGTAGAACAAAATCCTGAACCGACCCAAACAATAAAGAGACTAAGTTATATCAAAAAGGATGTTTGATATCCAAGATTTAACCGGATTTAAATGTGTTGGTGAGCAACAAAGTAAGAAACAAATAATTTTGTCTCATACCTCTAGAAATATTTCTGATTATGTAGCATCATTAAGACATAGAAATAATGGCAAATATAATAAAATTCCAAATTTCCTAATTAATAGGAATGGTATTATATTTAGATTAATACCTGAAAAATCATATTCAGGTATTTTTTTTGAAGAAAATTTAAATAAAAATTCAATAATAATTTCTTTAGAAAATTTAGGATGGATGAATAAAATACCGTTAACCGAAAATTACGTTAACTGGATTGGAGATATTTATAAAGGAGAAGTAGTTGAAAAGAAATGGAGAGATTACTTTTTTTGGCAACCTTATACTGACGAACAGATGGACTCATGTGTTAATTTGTGTAAGTATCTGATAAAAGAATTCTCCATAAATAAAAAATGTATAGGGCATAATACTAAATTAGATGGGGTTGAAAGATTTAATGGAATCGTTTTCAGAAGTAATTTTGACTCAGAATATACAGATTTAAGTCCGGCTTTCAATTATGAAATATTTATTAAAAAAATAGAAGATGAACAACTCGTATGATGAAATAAAAAAACTACTCAAAGCATCTAATAAAATGATAAGAGGAGAAAATATAAATGAAGATATCAGTAACATAAAAAAATCATATGGTATGGTATCTGAGCAAGAAGACATCGCTCAAAGAATAAATCCTGTAGAAGACGCGGAACAAGAAATTGAGAATGAGGATTCTAAAAAAGACAAACAACAATCTTATCGTATTTCTGGTGGGGTATTAACTTTACATGGTAAAGAAAAAACAGATTTAGAGTTAACTACTGATGAGAAAATTGCATACCAAGAAACAATGGATGAATTTATAAACGAAGTTTCTGACTTAGTTGATTTTGAAACTCTTAATGTTTATAAAGGAGATGTTGAATGGGGTGGAAAAATTATAGATTTTGATATTGAATTTTATTTCACAATAGGTGAAAACAATGGGATTTATATTAATGGAACCATGATGAAGGTTGATGAAAACTTCTTGGAGATGTTAGGTAAATTGCAGAATTACTACGAGAAATTTAAAACAAAATGGGCTAAAGTTTTGGCTAGTAGAAAGAAGACATCACCTAAAACAAACGAAGGATAATATTTTTATTTTTTGGATATTTATAGTAAAAAGCCATGGCTAAATCTAAAGAAAATACCAAAAAAACAACTAAAAGTAAGTCAAGCAGTAAATTAAAACCAAAAAGTGTACAATATTTTGGATGGACACCTGATACCCCTGACCATCGTGATTTAATGTTTGCTCTTCCAGAAAAAATGGAAGACTTACCTAAAAAGATAGATTTAAGAACTGAAGTTTTACCTGTATTTGACCAAGGAAAATTAGGAAGTTGTACCGCAAATGCAGTTTCAAACGCATTTGCTTTTAGTGTCAACAAACAACAACAGGAAAAGTTATACGTACCCTCTCGTTTATTTATTTATTATAATACAAGATTATTAGAAGGTAATGAAGATAGAGATAGTGGAGCGACTCTTAGAAATACCGTAAAGGCGATGAATAAAGTTGGGGTTTGCGGAGAAGAGTTGTGGCCATATGATATACCTAAATTTACGAATAAGCCAACAAACAATTGTTATAAGATTGCTAAAGATAATAAAGCGATTAAATATGAGAGATTAAATCGTTCTTTGTACGATTTTAAATCTTGTTTAGCATCAGGATTTCCTTTTGTTGGAGGTATTGCAGTATACGAAAGTTTCCAATCCAAAGAAGTCTCAAAAACAGGAATAGTTCCTATTCCAGGAAAAGATGAAAAATGTTACGGTGGTCATGCTATTTTAATAATGGGATATGATGATGAAACTGAACGTTTTATTGTAAGAAATTCTTGGGGAAATAAATGGGGAGACAAAGGGCATTTCTACTTACCATATGAATATTTATTAAATAGAAATTTATCCGATGACTTTTGGGTTATACAAATAGTAACATAATAAACTAATAAAAAAACTAATTAAAATGACAGACGTAAAATCTTGGTTACAATCAAAGACCATTTGGTCAGTACTAATCACTCTTTCACCTTTATTAACTAGACTCTTAGGGTTTGATTTAGGTGCAACAATGGATGATGTATTAACAATTGCAGGGGCATTAGGTGCGATATACTTCCGTATCACCGCTTCTGAAAAGTTAAAATTATCAACAAAATAAATAAACTAAAAACCCGTTTAAAACGGGTTTTTTTAACTTTATAAACTATGAAAAAAATATTATTAACACTTTTATTAACTGTTACCGCATTTATTAGCGGAGCTCAAACATTTTCACCAAAGATTGTAACAAATGGAATTAAAAACACTTATGATGGAAATTTAAAATCAACTAATTGGAATTCAGGAGTTGATGTTTCATATCCGATGACAATGACTACACCGGCATTACAATTAACATTTACCCAACTTGAAAAGTCATCAGACGGGAATTGGAGATTAACAACACCTATATACGTTGGATATAGTTATATCTTCTCATACGCAAGAGGTGTTCTACATCAAGATAGTTCTTTAACGGTAGAAAACCACTTCTTTTTTGGAGGAGGATTTAATTTTGGTGTTATGCCAAATGAAAACGGTGTATTAGTCGGCTCTTTACCGGTTGGAGGAATTGTGGGGTATTCAAGATATGGTGCTTTTGGAGGAATTGATGTTTTATCAGGTAAACCTATATTAGGAGTATCAGTTAATATAATTAACGTACCTATATTACAGAAATTAACAAGATTCAACATTAAAAAAGATTAATAACAACTATTTATAGTGAGTTAAAAAAATAAGATTATGGCATTAACAAGTTCAGAAAAAAACGAAATAGAAGTATTAATAAGAAAAGAAATTAAAGATTTTCTTGGTAGTAATACTGTTAGACAATTTGAAGATAAGTTAATTGATGCCGTGGCAAAAGAAATAAAACGTGGAAAACTAGAAGACGATGTTAAAGACATTACTGTGAGAGCATTTAGAGAATTTTATAACACTATGTGGAACAACAGAAGCTTTTGGGAATCAAGAATTAAAAATGCATAAAGATGCCAAACGTTGTAAATAACTTTAAAGAAACATTAGCTAGCGAATTCTCAAAGGCAAATGCGTTTTCAGATTTAGAAGGTTCTTCTATTTTTGGTAAAATTAATTCTGATTTATCTGAGGACAATGAGATTGAAGAAAAATGGTCTCAAAAATATAAAGACAGTATTGATTGTAATAATCCAAAAGGGTTCAGTCAAAGAGCTCATTGTCAAGGTAGAAAAAAGAAAGAGAATAAAGAGGCGACAGGAGCGGCATCTGCGGGACAATTTAGTGCACCTTTATTTGGAGAAACAAATGAAGAAACTTATTGTGAAGTATGTAAAAAACATGGGTCACAATGTAAGTGTAAACAAGTAACAAAAAAAGAAACTAAAGAAGCAACAGGCTCTTCAGGTTCTGGTTCATACGTTACACCGGCAGCTTGGGCAAAAAGTACTAGTAAAAAAGATTGGAGAGGAAAATCAAAGACACAAATACCGGGAGGTAAATTTGTTACTATTAAAAAGAAATGTAAAACCTTTCCATATTGTAACCAAGGAGACATTAAAGCGTTAAAACTTTATGAAAATGAAATGGTAAAAAATGTCATAAGTAAAATAAGTAAAGAACAGAATATAAATGAAAATGTTATAAAATCGATTATCCAATATGAAATCGAAAAATTGAAGAATAAATAAATTATTTATAATATTTATATAAAAACATAAGAAATGAAAAAATTTAACATAGAAAATATAGTAAAGAATGTTTTAGAGGAATCTTTACAAGAAAAGGCCAACGATTTGACTAATAAAATCAAATCAAAGCTTGAGGAGTGGGAACCTTTTTCATCCCCAACTATATCGGCTCAATCATCAGACATACATGAGGTTGACGACCAAACATGTCAATACCATAAAGAGAAATTTGGAGAAGATGATGAAAGAACTATGGAAGTTTGTGGAACAGGTAAAAGTCAAATGGAAGAATCTTTAAAAGGGGGTCAAAAAAAATTAGATAAAAATAAAAATAAAAAATTAGACTCTGAGGATTTTAAGTTATTAAGAAAATCTAAAAAAAATATGAAAGAATCTAAACAAGTTTGTTCTGAGTGCGGCTCGGGATATATGGAAGAAGGGGTTTGTAATGAGTGTGGATACGGAACTATGGAAGAAAACCATGACTTTGATTTTATTTTCAATGATGAAATTGGAGAACAAGAACAGCAAGAGGGAAATGCATTTACAGGCGCATTAGAAGACGCAAAGAGAAAACATAAAAAATCATTTGAGGTTGATGGGAAAAAATATCCTGTTAAAGAATCTAAGGAAAAGTGGATACAAGATACCGATATGAAAAAAGGTTCTTTACATAAATCTTTAGGAGTTCCTGAAGGAGAAAAATTATCTCAATCTAAATTAAAATCTTTGAAAAAAGAATTAATGAATAAAGCTAAAGGTGATAAGAAATTATCTAAGAGTGATTTAAAACTTTTAAAACAAGTCAATTTGGCTTTAACCTTAAAAGATGTTAAGGAGTCTAATAGTTCTTCATTGTTTGTTACTGAAAGTGAATTAATAGATTTAATAGAAAGTATTGTTAAGGAACAATCTAAACCAAAAGGATTGGCGGTAACTGATAAAGTTAAAAATGCTGACAAAAAAGAGAACGATGCATATTTAAAATCGGTTGCAAAAAAAATGAAGGATTACTTAAAAGATGGTTCAAAAGGAGGATACGAAACAAATCCTGTTATGTTTCCAAAAGGTAATGGTGAGTTGGCTAAGATGAAAAAGATGGCTTATGTACCTGACAATCCAACACAAGAGTATATTGATAATTTTACTGCGGCAGGACAAGAAAACTTAGTTTACGATGAAATACATCCAAACGAAGAATGGATGGAGAAGACAATAGAAGGTTCATCTAAAACAGGTAACAACCCAAAATGGGCTAATGCAGTAGATACAGGTGTAAACAAAAAGAGAAACAAAATAAGAAAAGATAATTTATTAGGAGCTGTTAAACAAATGGCTTACAATAAAGCACCTCAACCTGTTATTGATGATTCTGAATACGGTGTAGTTGGAAAATTTAATAAGAATTTTGGAAAAGGTGCCGGTAAAAAAGCGGCAAAAATCCTAAATCAATTAGAATCAACTGAAAGTACTGAAAATAATTTAATAAATGAGGAATTTGACAAAATGAAACATTTAATAAATTATAATCAAAAGACACAATAAACTACAATTTTTTAAACATTTATATTATATTCTCCATAGGAAGCCTATGGAGAATTTTTTTAATTGGGTGTCAAAGCCAATAACTAAAGAAGACGTTGAACTTTGGTTCAATATTAATAATATCATACCTGAAAAGGGTGAATTATTTTTTGATTTTTGCATATCACTATTTAACCTAGTTAATGATACGTACTTAGGTGAAGAAAACTCACCTAACGAGACAAAAGTGATTTTATCGAACGAGGATAAAGAAAGACACTTTAAATGGTGTTGGGAAACGACTATACATAATTTTGAAAAAGAAAATATAAAATTTAATATTGAGGGGGAACACTACGAATACTTTTTATCATTTTTTATGGAAGTTTTTTATAATCAGAAGAGCGAAACAGTTAGAGAATCAATTTACACTTTCATAAATGAATTGTTTGATAACAAAAAATCATTTACAAAATCTGATTTAGATTTGTATACTCAAATATACAAATTACTTGATAAGAATATTTTGCAATAAAAAAACCTTATTTTATTTACTTGTGACACGATAAAAATTATCATTGTAATATAATAAAATTAAAATAAAATCATTAAGATGGAACAATTAAACACAATTGAACAAATCAAAACTAAAACAGAAGAATTATCTGTAGATACTGCTAAGTTCTATAAGGGCAATAAAAGTGCAGGTACTAGAGCAAGAAAATTGGCTCAAGAAATAAAAGCGTTACTTCAAACACTTAGAGGGGAAATTTTAGAAAATAGAAAAAGCGAAGAAAATGCTTAATATTGAAACAGTATTTCTTTATTTTTTCATATTTTCTATTTTAGCGACATTAAGAGTTGCGGTAAAAGTTGTGAGTGCCCTACTACAAGAAAGCCCAAAGCCATTAGTTTTTAGTAGTAGGGAACTTATTTTATATGGGGCGTTATTCTCCTATCTAATAACATACATTATATCTAATTAAAATGAATTTATACGAAGATTTAAACGACATTTTTCCATTTCTAATTTCAATTAGAAAATTAGAAAATTACATATCAATAGATGTCGAATTTCCTGTGTCATGGAAATTACCAAAAAAATATGTTGATGAAAAGGCGGTTTTAGAACAAAAGACCAGTCGACAAGATTTTAGATGTTTTTCTTTTGCAACTAATTTTGAAGAGGTGGCATTAACAAACTCATTTAATAATTTGAGGGGTATAATTAATTACAATCTTGAAAGAGAAGAAAAAGAAAGATTATTTGAGATGAAAGTTAAAGAATTAAAAACTTTATTTGAAAAAGCTTCTTTAGACGAACTTAAAGAATTGGCTTTCCAAGTTAAACCTGAATTTAAATTAATTGATTCTGAATATGAAGACGAACGACAAGGAGAAAATTCAAGAATGGCTAATATCAGAAATTAATAAAGATAAAGTCGAAATTGAAAAACTAAAAAAAGATATTATTAAAGATATCAAAAAAACAAATAAAGAAAAAATCTTCAAAAAAGAAGAAGAAAAATTAACGGTATGGCAGAAGTTCAAAAAAGTTTTGATGGGTATTTAGAGAAGTTGGCATTGATATCCGAAGCAATTGATGAACTCTATAATGGTAAAAAAATAATAGTTTTACAATTAAATAGAGAAGAATTTGTTAGAATGAGAGATGTTATAAAAGGGATTGACGAAAGTAAAAATGAATTTAAAATAGATATATCTGGTATAGAATTTGTTTTTATTTTAGATGAGTAGTTGAACTTCTGTATAACATTTTTTTATCATATCCTTTATTTACCAATATATTATAAAGATACTTTTTTTGTTCAATACTATTATCTTTAACTACCATACAATTTTTCATATTATTATTTATTAGGTACGTTTCCAAATTTTCTAAAAACCTATTAGAATCATTTTCTGATTTTAAAGATAACAATTCAAAATTATCATCATCTTGTACAATAACTTTGTTATTTAATTTTGAAACAACTTTTAATCCGGGTCCTCGTAAGTATCTCTTTAAAAACTCATCAAAAAACACTCTTTTATTTTTTTTAATATCAAAAACCTTTTCAGGGACACGATAATCTAATATTTTTATTATTGAATAATTAGGGTCATCTAAATTAATAAAAACATTTCTACCTATTTCATCAATTTTGAACGCGGAAAATAGTTTGTCCGAAGTCTTTTCTATTATCGCTAACTCATATTTAACTTTTTTACCATTTTCAGTTCTAACATCAAAAACCACATTTTCAGATTCCTTCATTTTTTTGTTAAAAAAATCTACTGCGTTCTTATGTTTTTTATAGTTCTTTATTATTTTGTATCTTTCTTTATTTTTAAATAAAATTATTGTATATTCGCAGTTCATATGAATAATTATTACGAAATTTTAGGAGTAAGTAAAGATGCGTCTCAAGACGAGATAAAAAAGGCGTATAGAAAATTGGCGATACAATATCATCCTGATAAAAATCCTGATGGTGCTGAAAAGTTTAAGGAGATTGCGTCAGCATATGATATTATTGGAGATGAAAATAAAAGGAAACAATACGACAATCAACAGAATAATCCATTTGCAAGAGCTGGATTTGGAGGAAACCCATTCTCAGACTCATCCATCAATGATATATTCAGTCAGATGTTTTCTCAACAACAAGGAAACAGACAACCTGATAAGATAATTGATGTTGAAATCGGTGTTATTGATTCATATAATGGTGTAACAAAGAATGTAACATATAAAAGAAAAGTTAATTGTGATGGTTGTGGTGGTGCGGCCGGAGATAAATCTATGTGCCCAACATGTAATGGACAAGGGTATATGACGCAAAGAGCGGGAACAGGAATGTTTACTCAAATAATTCGAACTATTTGTGGAGAATGCTCGGGTTCAGGATTTAAATTAACTAATGCTTGTTATACCTGTAAAGGAAGTGGTAATAAGGAGATAATTGATAGTATTAGTATATCTTTCCCAAAAAACATTGAAAATCAACAAATGTTAAGAGTTGGAGGTCGAGGGGATATTATTGGGAATATAGTTAATGATTTATTTATTAGAGTTAAAATAGTTCCGCAAAATAATTTTGAAAGAAGTGGGTACGATTTAATCTATAATGCTTATTTTAATCTTGAAGATTTAACTAAGGAAGATTTAATAATTCCTCATCCTGATGGTGAAGTTGCCATAAAATTACCAAAAGAGTTTAATACTCAAACACCTTTAAGGGTTAAACAAAAAGGGTTTATTGGGCGTATGAGTGGGGATTTATATGTAAGAATGATTGTTAAGTTTACCAGAGCTTAGAGATATAAGACCAAATAAATCTTATAAGTTCAATTTGACCCCAAACAAGTAATGTAAATGAGTATATAATAAAAAATGCGTACCAAGGAGCCTTTCTTTTTACTCCTTTACACATGCTACATCCTTTTTTTTCTTCCATACCAATAATATAATTCTTTTTTTTTCGTAAGTAAATTTGCTTTTTTAAATTTTTTTACTATCTTTAATTTTAAAATTAAAATATGGCATTATCATACATAGGAGGAAAGTCTAAAATAGGTAAATGGATTGTACCATTTATACCCAACGATATAGAAACGTACGTAGAACCATTTTCAGGTATGTTCTGGGTCTTCTTTAACATGGATTTATCCAAGTACCCAAATCTAAACAGAGTTGTTTATAACGACTTTAATCCATTAAATTACAATCTTTATAAATGTTTACAGAACCCATCAGAATTATTAAACGCAATTAATAATATACCATGCCAGCAGTTTGGTGTGGAAGATACCCCTCCAATTTATAAAGAACAGTTTGTCAGATTCCAAACAGAAATTTTTAATGAAGGATTTACCTGCAATGTACCTGATTATGAAACTGCCGCAAAGTATGCGTATGTATTAACACAAGTATTTTCAGGGTCAAAACCTGAAACTAGTTCTTTTATTGACTTGAAGGGTAAATACAAATCAAAATATCTAACTTTCAGAGACAAGTTAAGTAAACAAGACTGGGTTGACCACTTTATTAAAATAACACATGTTGAGAATTTAGACTTTCAGGAAGTGATTGAAAAATACGATTCTGAAAAAACCTATTTTTATACTGACCCACCTTACTGGAAAACAGAAAATTATTACTCAAATCATGATTTTGATAGAAAAGACCATGAAAGATTGGCAAATAGTTTAAAACCAATAAAAGGTAAGTTTAGTTTATCTTATTATGATTTTGAACTTTTACATCAATGGTACCCTGAAACTCAATATCGATGGGAAAAAAAGGAATTTGCTAAAGCCGCTGCAGCAAAAAAAGGTGCAAAACAAAACATGGGTGAGGAGCTTTTAATAATGAATTAATAATTATTATTAGTTTTATAATATTTATAAAGAAAAATATAGTATGAAATTAACTAATACATTACAAGAGATAATACTTGAAGATTCAAGATTAGATGTCTTTATAGAAAAATATTCAAAACCTAAAAAGGATAAAAAGACCGGTAAAGTAATTAAACCGCAAATTCCTGTTGAGATTTTGGCTCAAATAATATTAGCAGACCCGACTACAAGAAAACCTGAAGGGTTTGATGAAACCGATTTAAGCGAAGAAAATACATCACAAATTCAACCGGGTGGGTATTCGTTTTGGTTAATCAAAAACTATGTTACTCCTGGAAAATTTAATGATGAAAGAGATGATGTCCAATATGGAACAAAAGAATATGACCGAATGATATCTGAATATCGTAATTTATATTTGGAAGATTTATTTAAAGTTACCGGTGATTTGGTTAAATTTTCCAAATATAAGCAATATTTTCCTGTAGAATTAAGAGATATAAGTAGATTCACACCTGATAGTTTGTTTAAGTATTTACAAGAATTTAAATTACCTGAGAAAAAACAAAAAGAATTAGAAAAGAATGAACTTAAAAAAGAAATTAGAAAAGAAAGAAAAGGATATTCTCACCCTGGGGCTACTGTTGAATTTACAGGAAGTGATTGGACGGTTATAAAAATATCAGATATCGGTCCTAAAGGACAAGAAGCGGCAAGTTGGTATGGGGGATATTACGATTATGATGCTGGAGAGTCTAGATGGTGTACATCACCTCCAAATTCAAGTTATTTTAAAGGGTATGTAAAAGATGGGCCTTTATATGTCATCTTATCTAATGATGAGTCAGGACCTGTTGGTAAAAGGACAGGATTACCACAAAAAAGATATCAATTCCATTTTCCATCAAATCAGTTTATGGACAGACTTGATAGTAGAATTGATTTAGTAGATTTTTTAAATGGCCAAGCGTCTGAATTAAAAGACTATTTTAAACCTGAATTTGCAAAAGGAATGGTGACAGGAGATGGTAAAAAAGTTGAAATTGAATACCCAAGTAGTTCCGCGTCAAAGTTTATTGCGTTGTATGGGTTTGAAGAATTTTTTAATAGTTTACCTGATAATATAACAAACTTGTTATTTAATAATAAATCTAGTGAAACCATAGCATTAGATGTTCCACCATCTTTAGGACGATTCAAAGGACTACAAGCATTATTGTTAATGAATTGTGTTAGAAGTTTACCACAAGAAATCAGCCAACTTACATCTTTATCATTTTTGGCATTACCTGACAATCCGAAATTAAAAGAAGTTCCAGATTCAGTTTTAAAATTACCTTCATTAATGTTTATTAATTTAAAAGGTAGTAAACCAAAACTATCAAACGAATTTTTAGAAGTTTTTAAAGAAGAAGGTGCAAAAAATAGCGGATTTTACACAAAAAAGTTTTAAATTTGCTTTATGAGCAAAGTCGATATTGACATATACGTTAATCAAATGATTAGGTTTTTTGATAATAACCCAAAAGACCTATTTACATTAATTGGTAATCTCAGTAAAGATATCTTTTATGAGAGGATTAGAAAAACCGCGATAAATAATTATGATGAGAATGGAGACGCGGCATTAACTCAAAAACAATTAATTGACATTGTTGTTGGTATGTTTAATGAAGACACTAAGAAAAAAGAACCCAAAGAGATTGAAGGTATTTTTGTTAATACTAAATTTGGAAAATATTGTTTAAATTAAATTTGGTTTATTTGATTTAATGTTATATCTTTGTATCAACAAAAAAACATAAAAGATATGAACCAAATCTCAGAACAAACACTCAAACAAACAGCACCGGCAATCTTCACAACAGGCCCATCACCTAAAATGTCAAGTAGGTATACATTTGTACCGACTATGGAAATTTTGGAAAATTTCCAAAAAGAGGGGTGGAATGTATCTTCAGCACGACAAGTAGGTAATAGTCAGTACGCAACGCATGAAGTAAGACTTAGAAATGGAGGAATGCCACAAGTTGGGGATTCTATTTTTGAAACGATTATTCGTAACTCTCACAATGGAATGACAACATTCTCAGTTAGTTCTGGTCTTCACAGACTTGTATGTTCAAATGGTTTAACAGTCCCAACATCTCTTTCGGAACAATTCAATATCCGACACACAAGTTTTGATTTGGGTGAGGTTCGTAGATTAACCGACATCTTTGCAGAAAGACTCCCGTTGATTAAAGATGCAATGGGTAAAATGGAAACTCGAATTCTTAGTGATGATGAGAAGGTTGGATTTGTTAAAAGTGCGGCACATATTCGATGGAAAGAAGGAAAAATGCCAACTGCAATCTCAGTTGAAGATATTTTGAATCCTAATCGTGAGCAGGATATGGGTAGTGACCTTTGGAAAGTTTTTAATGTGGTACAAGAGAAGTTTGTACGTGGAGGAGTTGAATATCGTGCGGCTGGAGGAAGAATGACGGGAATGAGAACTCTTAAAAACATCCAATCAATTAATAAGATTAATACTGAACTTTGGGAGTTAGCGGAAAGCTATTGTTAATTTATCTTTATGGGCACTCATATTGAGTGCCCATTTTAATTAAAAAAAAATATTTTATGGAAGTTTTATTCAAGAAAGTATTAGAGGTAAGTAATATTTCATTATACCAAGACCATAACGAAATAGAACAAAAAGAAGTTCTTTTTGGCGTTGATATAACGAATCATGTTGAACACCAACCAAAGAAAGGTAAGTTTACCTTTTTAAAAAATATTTCGTTTGCCGATGATGAAAGTGTGAAAAAACATTATGGAAACCCCTTGGCATCAATATCAATTGACAGAGTTACATTAGTTGTTGAGAGAGACGAAACTAAAGTTTCTTTAAAATTTTTCTTTTTACATAAACATAGAAAAGTTGGAAAACCGTATTTTACAAAGGCAACGTCTATGAGTTTTATTACTTATAAATTTGAAACCAACGATTTATTCACAGGAAGAATTGTTAATTCTTTTAAGAAAAGAAAAAATGTAAAATCAGTAAAAAGAAATTATTTTGGTGAAAATCCAATTTCAAAGATACAAATAAATTTTAAGAACTTTTTTAACCATTATAAAAAATATTCCAATTCAACTAGTGATGGATTCGATGTTGTTAATTTTGCGATTAATACCTTTATGTCACAAATTCCTAATTTAGAAAGACCCGGACATATATCTTTTGACCAAGAATTATTCAGACATTATCTTACAGTTAGGAACATCAAATATCCTGATAATTATGATGTTTTTATGTACATGACACCAATACCCGATAAAAGAACTTTAAAGAAATGTGACAATAAGTTTATTGATGCCTTCATGTTAAAAAGAAGCCTAAAGGGAGATAAAATAAGAAAAGTATTACATGCCATTAAAGAGAGACCAAATATTGAATTTTATTTTGAGATTGAGAAGTTCTTTGGAGAAAAGTATTTAAAAAACCAAAATTATGATATCATAAAAGATATTTTTACCCATAAGGGGCACTTCGTATTTCCATCAAACGAACAGTTCACAGAAACTGAGATTAAAAATATATTTTTAGTATTTTCTTATTTTCTTAAAAATGAAACAAATTTTTGGTCATTCACGGACCATTTAAGGTTTTACGCGAGAATAAAAGCGTTTGAAGATATAAAATGGAAATCAAGAGATGAAAAATCATTTATAAGAGAACATAGTGAATGGAGTGAGAAATTTTACCAATATTTGAATGGTAAGTATACTAGAACTTATTCTCAAAAATTTGTAGATGTGATTAATTCAGAAATAATTGGGGATGAATTTTCACCGTATTATCCTGTTGTTTTAACAGAAAACAATCAATACTTTGAAGAATCTTCAGTACAGAGTAATTGCGTTAAGTCTTATGTAAATAAACCATCTTCATTAATAGTTTCATTAAGAAAACAAGAACAAGATTCAAACGTTAGGGCAACTATTGAATACATTATTTTTAAAGAAGGTGATAAGATAAAATTAAAAAGATATCAAACTTTAGGTAGATTTAATAAGACTTTAGACCCTTCTTGGAGTACCGTAATCGATGAATTGGATAAACGGATTAATTATTGTGCGGAAAATAAAATATTTACAACCCCAAAAATAAGTGTAGAAATCGCTGGAAAAATAATAAACTCTGAAACAAAATTTAATAATAACGGAACTTTAGTTTGGGAGAATGAGATTATAACAGGAGTGAATGCGCAACAAGTTAACCATTACGAGTTGAATTTTTAAAATTTTTAATTATATTTGTAAAATGATGAGTTCAGATAAATCGGAATGGATTTTTGAAAAGTTCTATAATTCAACAGAAGACCCAATGATGTCTATATTGGATGTTGATTTTTTTACGGAGAAATTAAATCCGTCAAACCTAATTAATGATGAAAAATTACAAAAAAGATATACCCTTGTATTTTTAAAATCATCCTATGGGGAAGATATTAGAGATTATGAAGCAATATTTAAGTATGTATCAGGGTTTTACATTTATCTTTATAGGACTATGGATACTGAAAAATTTAAATTAAGGATAATTTATAAACCACAACATTACGAAGAAATAAAATTATATATAAACGGATTAAAAAAATTAAAATAAAAATGGAAATTAGCTCAGCAGAATTATTATCAAAAATTAATAAAGGTGAAAAAGTAATTGTAGAATTTTGGGCACCTTGGTGTGGACCTTGCAAAATGATGAAACCATTATTTGAATCGGTTAGTAATAAATTGAAACAGGAAAACTCTAACATACAATTAGTTACTTTCAACATAGAGTCCGATAGACAATTGGTCGGAGACCTTGGAATACGAAGCGTACCAACCATAAAAGGATTTATGAACGGTAATGAAGTTTTTACTGAAATAGGATTAAAAGATACTAATTTAATAATGGAAATGACAAAACAACTATCTTAACATGACTGAACAATTAATTGTTATATACACAATGGAAGGATGCCCATTTTGTGTTATGTTAAAAGAAGAGTTGGAAGAATTAGGAATCCCCTTCATCCAAAGAGACATTGATGAAAATGAAGAGGAATATGATTTGTTCGTAGAAGCAGTTGATGGGAATGATTATGTCCCTGCATTTATGATTGTAGAAACAGATGGGATTAAACATAAAACTAAATTTTACGTACCTGGGAGAGATTATGATGAAACTCAAAAAGGTGTAAAAATAATAAAAGAAGAATATGAAAAGTTTAACTTACAATAGAAAAGGAATTAAACATGAACCGATAAAATATTGGGAATTGTCGGATGGTAATATTGTTGCAATGTATCAAGGTAGTAGAGGTGCAAATCCTGACTTAGATTTCATTGTAAAGTATTTAGCGCCAGGTAAAAGGCTTAGAATGCCATCACATACACATTGGATTGTAGATTTACTTATTAAGGCGGACTATAATTCAGAAATCGTTAAGGAGTTCATAAATGAATGGAAAGTGTTTTACGAGGAATTGGTGCCATTTAAAGATAAAACAGAAAGAGACAATTATAAATTAAGGTATAATCGTTATTTTTCTGAAAAATTTAAATACTATTTAATGGGTCATCATGGAGATTTTAGCGTCGAGTTCTTGTCAACACTACTTGAATTGTTCATTAGGTGTGAAAAACAAACACCAAATGCGTTCATGTTTAAAAATCTTTTAAATTTGATTGGTGAATATTGTGACGGTAAGAAAGATTTTTACCAAGTTGTCTCATTATCAAAACGAGTTTAAAAAATAGTTAAATCAATCGGGTTTTTATCTTTAACCAACCAAGGCTTATCTTCGGTTGGTTTTTTTATGTCATCACAAAAATCATAAGACTTAAGTTTAGATTTGAATTTGTTAAAATCAAAATCAAAAATATCTAAAACCATTGATTTAATAAAGTCAGTCGGAACCATTGATTCCATCTTTATATCAAATATTTGTTCACCATCATCATTTTTTTTGTCTGATATGAATATGTCCATTTTCTCGGATGAAGAGGTTTTAATTATTTGATTTGCGATATATTCAGAATAATAAAACAATAATCTACCAATAGATAAACTATATCCATGAGGAAACTCAGAGGTTAATTGTATCGGAGATATATTAAACTTTGATGGGATAACAACTGAATTATAATCCAACTCAAATACGATATCATTATCGTAATCTAGTGAAATAAACTCTAATCCTGTGTTTGAATATTTTTCTATAACATTTTGATGATATATTGGTCTTGAAGAATTGTAAAAAGTTGACCAAAGATATCTGTGATTACTATTTGTGATTTTTTTATTATACTGAATTAAATCCATAATACTAAAGTTATCGGTGTAACCAACTTCATTCAATAATGATTGATATTCAGAAATAAATTTGTCTTTAATGTTATGTAATTCTAAAATTTGCGTTGACTCTGTAATGCCATTAACAATAATAAAATGATTAAAATCAGTAACTTGTATTATTGTATTAAAAGATGGGTCTACGTTATTTAGGATATAGTCGGCAAATAAATTTACAATGCCTTTCTTAGTTTTTAAATTGATTAATTTCATATTTTATTCTTTTTATAAAAGATAAAAAAATGAAATTACATCTTAAATAGTAAAAAAAATTATTTAATAAATTCTTTTATCTCTTGAGCCGCGGCATAAAACATATTTAAAAATCTTTTCCAATTTTCAGGACTATATTTTTTAATTAAAGATAAAGTTTCTAAATAGTCTAAATCTTCATCAGAGTTTTTAATAAAATGTGTTAATTCAGGAAAATTCAAAATCATATGTTTTATTGGTTTTCCTACACCAACAGATAAATCACCACCAAATGAGTCCGAAATAATATCTTTTGATAATGGGGTCAAAGGTTCATTTACCGCAAAATAATTTAAAATATTATCTAAAGAGTCATTCAGTGCCGTAATACTTTTAGGATTTGATAAACGTTTTCTCCTGTATTTAAACTCATTCATAATTCCTTCAATAAATTCATTTGAAAAAGCTCTAAACTCGGATTCATGTCCGTAATAACTTTCATCATTTTCAGGGTCATATTTTTCCCAATAACTTTCAGTTGATTTAGTACTGAAATTTGGGTCTGTGGCGTGCATTATTTCATGATATAAAGTTTGATATAGATTTCTTTTACTACTAACCATAGTTGGATTTACAGTAATTATAAAATCATTAGGGTCCCAAGTCTCATTTTTAGAGTATAGTTCACCATAAGCGTCAAGATTAGGGTCTACAACTATTTCAACAAAACCTGGAGTACCATCCGCTACCATTATAGGAATTGTTGTTATAGGGGTTTTTTTCTTAAATGATTTTCTTTTTTTAAAAACCATATCAACCACATTGTTTAAAACAGTTATAAATTCATCCGGTAACTTTACCCTTTTAGATTCTTTAAGTATATCAATTAATTTCATTAAAAATTATCTTTAAAATAACTATTTATATTTTTGTCGATATCTCTGTAATTAGGGTAATCTGGTACATTAAAATCTAATTCATCCCATATTCCTGAACCCATACCGGATAATATCATCTGTCTATAACCACCCAAATAACTGAGAGTATCATCTGAAGACGTAGATTCATAATTTTCAATTAAAAATTTATAAACATCCTCTTCAAGGTCTCTTATTTGAAGCTCGCTCCAGTATATCTCTTTCCCTTCATTATTTTTTCTTGATTTCCATTCCGGTTTACCAACAAAAAACGTATCTAACTCATTCCAAACTAATTCATAAACTTCATTTGAATATGTATTATTATACGCATTCCAATGTATATTATATAATTCATTATTGATTTCTGGTAAATAATTTTTTAATAACCATTTCATTGTGTTTGAATCAGAAACTAATTTACTAATCATATCCGCAGAAATTTGTATTTGTTCTCCATCACAAGATTCATATTCTTCACATAATTCCTCAAGGAAATCAGTTTCAACAGGAATTGATTCACCAACTAATTCACTTGAAACTTTATTAATAAACTCAATCATATTGTCCGTAGTTAATTCTTCAATGACATCTCTATAAACATCATCTGTGGTGTTATTGTAAGGTTCCCAAAAATCTCCATTTAAAACACTGTCTGCAATAGATGACGATGACACATTCCTGCGATAACTAGATTTAAAAAAACTACTCAAATCGGTTATATCATTACCAACGACATAATAATATTTACCATCTCTAAATTCAATATCATTATTTATTATTGTTTTACATATATAATCATAATACTTCTTTGGATTTAGTTCTATTAATTTAAATAATATTTTATTCTCATGGTCATTAAATGAATTAGACATAGGGTCAATGAGTTCAAGTAATCCATACCTATCAACAATATTTAAGAATAATTCAATATCATTGTTGAAAAATTGACCATACTCATCCCATGCATCGTCATTAATGTTAGAAATAATTTTTTTTAAATTATCAATATTCATACTTATAAATATAAAAAAAGGGGAAAAAAATTCCCCTTTTAGTTTTTATGAAAATAATAAAATTATTTTCCTGCTCCTTTGTTAGAAGTGTAATACTTCTCAACAGTCTTTTTTATCGCCTCTTGAACAGACTGAGCTTTATTGTTTGAAGGTGCAGCCGACACTTGTTGTGCTGGTTGAGGAGAAGCCGCTCCTTTGTTTTTACATCCACATCCCATATTATTTATCTTTTTAAATTAAGTTTATTTTTTAATATAAATATCTGCGAATATTGTTTTTTGTAAATATATTTATATCATATATGTTTAAAAATAAGAAAATAGTTTTAATAGAACAAGATGATGAGTGGGTAAAAATATCACCCGAAGAGTATCTTGAAATAATGAAATTCGCGTCATATAATGCGACCGGTGTTAAAAACTTACCAAAATTTAGAAATAAGAAAATTTGGATTACAGGTAATTTAACTTTAAGGGGTTTACCTATTGATAGTTTAGACGGTGTTGAATATGTCGAAGGTAATTTAGATATCACATCTACTAACATTAAAGATATTTCAAAAATTAATGTAAAGGGAAGTATAAGTGATTGGAATAGTGGAGTTTCAAGAATCAGAGAAAAAAGAATCAGAGATAAAAAAATAGCGGAATCTAATGAAAGAAGAGAAGAGGGAGAATGGGATTTAGATAATCCTAATATTGATGAGATAGGGTTAAAAGCGAACACATTAATACAACAATTGGGGTATCAAGGAGAAGATGTCAGAAGTGAAGAAGATAATCAGAAATTATTGGAACTTAAGGCTCAATTGGATAATTTATTAGAAAGAGAAAAAGAAGTGGAAGAAAGAGGGGGCGATATGACAGACATTTATAGCGATATAGAAACTATAGAAGAACAAATTGAAGAAATTAACGATAAAATTGATGTTTACTGTTTAGTACCGGATGGTACACATTATGATATGACACAATTTATTATAATTTGTTCTGGTGATTTAAATGATAGGGAATATGCGGTTGGAACCGATGATGAAGCTCACGATTCTTGTGTTGACCGAATTAAAGATATGATTAGTGAAGGGGTCCAACATTATTTTAGAGAAGATTTGTTAGAATATCATATTGATGAAGAAGCGGTTTTGGATTATTTTAGAGACTTTTATGAAAATGATATATGGGAAAATCCTGATGTTTATTTTTCAGATGATGACTACGAATTATCTGACGAACAAGAGAAACAGATAGAGCTTTTACAATCTAAAATAGAAGAACTAGAAAAAAGACAAAATAACTTAGAACATGAAATCGAAGAACCTAGTGAGTATTCTGATGCGTACGATAAAGTACAAGAAGAGATAGATAGATTAGAAGAAGAGATAGAAGAAATTACTCCTGATACAGACGAACCGACTCAGGATATGATAGATGATAAGGTTGAAGATATGATTCGCGGTGTTAAAAGAGATATTGTTGGACATATGAAAGATTTTGGAATGGAAATTAAATATTATTTAGACGAAGATTCTTTAATTGATGATATTATTAGCCAAGACGGGTATGGAATGTTAAATTCTTATGATGGTGAATATGATGAACAAACCTTAGAATTACCTGATGGAACAAATACAAACTTTATTATTATGAGAGTTAGGTAAGACTAACTATTCAAAATCCGCTCATTTTATCTTATATTGTTTTTAATAGTTTTATTGATATGAGCGAAAACAAAAACAATCAGTTTATAATGGATACGGATTGGTTAACTAAAGAACCAATTGATTTTGAACATAAAAAATATGTTCTTTTAGGATATTTTAAAAAAGTAGACCAACTTTTAGACCAAAATAAATTATATCCTACTTTTATAGAACTTTCATTACATTTGGCAAGTTTACAAACTTTAATCAAAGAAGGATTAGTTTTATATACAGAAAAAAAGTTTTTAACTTGTGACGATGAAGTCTTAGTTAGAGACCTTTTAGTTAAACCCATACCCCAATTTTCTAATGAAGAGAAAAATGAATTTGATAGAATTATTAAATTTTCATCAACTAAGTTTTTTGAGTATTTTAGCATAGTCAAATCTTATTGGAGTGTAATCTATGAAACGATATCAATCAATGTTAAAAAAAATAAGAAAAACATAAAAAATGATATTGGGTTTTTAACTTATAACGATAAAAAAAATAGTAAAATTTATGTTTGGGAATACCAAATAAAGAAAATATTGCCAAATATAGAAGAGTATGATACTGAGGTTAAATTAATTTATGAAGGAGAGAAGAAAGGACTAACATTTAACCAAGTAATTGAAAACTTCTCAACTATTTCAGATACGGATAAATCTACATCACCTGTTTTTGAGGTTAAGGCCAGTAGTGAATATCCTTTGGATGAAACTTTATTACCTTTATTTAAAAGAAAACTTATGTCATATATTTTACAATCAGTCAGATTAGATTCTGTGAAAAAATATGACGCTTAGTTTGACAATAATAAAAAATGTAATTATTTTTATAATAAGATGGGATTTAATAAAAGATTTGTAGATTTTGAAAAAATAAAATCGTGTTTAAAAGATGACGGTAATTTAAAAAACCTATTTAAAGCAGACAATATTATTTTTTTAGATAATATTTCTTCAGAGGTTTTTGAATGGTACTCTAAAGGAATTAGTGACAAAGAAATAAAAATCAAATTAAAGATTTATGAATAAAGAACAAATTAACAAACTTCTTGCGAAGTTAAGAACACCTGTTCACATAGAATATATTGCAAAATACATTTTAGAATCTTCGATAGATGAGACTAAAAAAGAATTGAATATGTTATTAGAAGAAGGTGTTATTGAGGAGAGTAAGTATGCTAAAGAATACTACGTAATAAAAAATCAAAATGAAGATAGAGCAAGTTAACCATCCATCTCATTATGGTGGAGAAGAAAACACATACGAGGTTGTAAAAGTTTGTGAGGCATGGGGATTAGACAAAGACGCTTATTTGTTTAATGTGGTTAAATACGTTGCGAGAGCGGGTAAAAAACATCCTGAAAAGGAAATTGAAGATTTGAAAAAGGCCATTTGGTATCTTGAAAGAAAAATAATTAACTTAGAAAAATAATTTATTATGAATATTTTTGAGGATTTTATAAAATTCTTTATAACAAAAACTAAGAAAAAACCTAAACCTATAATTGGTGGAAAAACAATAAAAGAAATTATCAAACACGAAGTTGATAAAAAACAAGAAAATATTGAAATAGAATACGAAAAAGAAATCGGAGAAAAATGAAAGTTGATATAGACAGTTACGCAGAAGGTGCGGTTTTATTAGATGGGTTAGAAAGTGCTATAATCGGTATCGTAGAAGAATTTGGAAATGGACCAAGGATACTATATTCAAAACCAAAAATACTGGAAATTCTTTGTGAAAGAGATTTAATGACAATGTCAGAAGCTGAAGAATTTTATGATTATAATATATTAGGGTTATACGCGGGAGAACAAAACGCGGTTTTCCTAGACCTTAAGATTATACCAAAATTAAGTGAAAACAATAAATGGGAATTTGAATTAGATTAAAATGAAAAAAATAATTTTAACACTATCCTTTGTACTCTTGTCAATATTATCATATTGCCAAAATGGATTAGGAACCTCGGTAAGAGACGTGAGACAACTATTGATTAATGATGGGTATATTAAAACTGAAGGGTATACCGATAAAGGAGTGTTTTACATTATCGGTCATGATAACACTTCTTTAAGAATCTTTTATTTCAATTATAATAATGTTTGTGAGTTATATGTTTTTTCAATTAAAGGGGCGACTTATGATGATTACGAGAGAGGTTTGTTTGATAACAGTTATGTAAGGATGGGGAGTAAGTATTATTCGGAAGAATATGTTGCCGAGATTGTCTATGACAATGAATATAACATATACTTAACAAAAATTAATTTTAAAACAAAAAAGGACAACTATGGAAAAACTAATTAATACCATTGTAAATGGAGATTCGTTAGAAGTTATGAAAACTATGCCAGAATCTTCAATAGATTTGATGGTAACTAGTCCAAGATATAATGTGGGGATTGACTACGACTCCTGTGACGATAAATCCTCAATGGAGGATTATTGGTCTTGGACAAAAGATTGGTTAACTGAAGTTTACCGATTATTAAAAGATGACGGTCGGGTTGCGATTAATATCCCATATGAAATTAATGTACAAGATAGAGGTGGTAGAGTTTTATTTATGGCGGAATTTTGGGCGGTTATGAAATCGGTTGGGTATAAATTTTTTGGGTTAGTTGATTTAAATGAAAACTCACCACATAGAAGTAAAACAACAGCATGGGGAAGTTGGATGTCTCCTTCATCACCTTATATCTACAATCCAAAAGAATGTGTAATCCTTGCTTATAAGAAAAGCCCAAAGAAAATTGTTAAAGGAGAACCTCAATGGGTCGGTGTAATTGATGAAATTTTGCAAGAAGATGGAACAAAGAAAAAGAAAACTTTGTATGCTGAAGAAGATAAGAAAGAGTTTATGGAGTTAGTTTATGGGGAGTGGGACTATTTTGCAGACACAAAGCAAATGACCAAAGCCACATTCTCAATGGATATTCCGGCTAAGGCAATTAAAATTTTGAGTTACAAAAATGATATAGTGTTAGACCCATTTGCCGGCTCAGGAACAAGTTGTGTTGCGGCAGAAGTACTTGACCGAAGATGGATAGGTATTGAACTATCTGAAAGATACGCAGAAGTGGCCAGAAAAAGAGTCCAAGGGTTTGTAAATCAAAAACAACAATTAAAATTAGAAATGTCAGTATAAAAATGGGGGATAATTATCCCCTTTTTTTATTTTACAATATTTATAATAAAAAACTAATAACATGAAAAGAAAAGCAATAATTTCAGAACTTGAAAGAAATAATATTTTAGGTTTACATGAATCCAAAAAAGTCAAAAAAATTAATATTCTTGAGCAAACCGAAAATGCTAATTTTAACAAAGCCATACAAAGTTTCTTAAATGAAAAAGGTATCACGGATGATAATAATCAAAAATTAGTTGTTGATGGTAGTATAGGTAATTACCCTGCTTCTAAATCCGCTCAAGCAATTGTCAAATACCAACAAAGTATTAATGCAGATGCTAACGGAGTTTGGGATGGGGATATTAGGAATCACATGCCTGAAAAAGACAAAGAATTATTTAAAGATAAAATTTCTGAACAAGGAGACCTTTATGATAAATTCTTGCATTGGATAGGGATGGACTAAATTATGAAAAAATTAATTAAAGAAACCGGATTAAGGGACATTAGAGAATTATCTAAAAGATATCCTAAAGCTGAAATATATTTCCACCAAGATTTAGACGGAGTTACAACTGCAATTGCAATGAAAAAATACCTTGAAAACAATGGTATTGACGTTGTAGATGCCCATGTTATCCAATATGGCGACAAAGAGTTTTCAGTTAAGAAAAATGATGCTAAAGGTGATGTAATGCCGGTCCTAGTTGATTTTGCACATGGAAAACCGATGTTTGTTATCCATACTGACCATCACGACAGACAGGCTGGTAGTGAAGATACCAAATCAAAACAATTTAGAGGAGCTCGTTCAAATGTCGAAACAATTTCTCAAGTGGTTTCTCCAAAAGAACTATTCCCAAGCTCAGATATATTTTTGATATCAATGGTTGATAGTGCAGATTTTGCAAAAAATAACATTACCCCCGATATGGTTATGAACTATATCTATAGGTTTGATAAAGACAGGGGATTACAGTCTAATAAAACTGTTTTAGGTTTAGTGACAAATAAACTTTTACTTGCATTTAAAAACAAACCAAACTTTTTAGAAAGATTGGTTATGGAATGTGAACCATCTCTTCTTAATATTTTCCAACACATAAAAAGTATAATGATAGAAAGAGGGTTTGCGAAAGAACCTGAATTGGAAAAGAATAAATCTGAGTATGTCAAACAAATGAAATCCCACCAAAATGTTAATATTGATGATAGTATTATCATTCAATATGGTGGAGGAAGTATGATAGCACCAGGTTCATATGATAGATATACACCATTTAAAAACAATCCTGAAGCAGACTTTCTTGTTATTGCTTGGCCGATGGGTTTAGTTCAGGCTTCTTGTAATCCATTTAAAAAAGAAAGAGAATTAAAGGGAATTAATTTAGGTGAGATAGCTCAAGAAGTTTTGGGTAAATGGGAATCTGAACTAAGACAAAAGTATGTACCTCTATCAACAATAAAGTGGATTGCAGAATCCGCAAAAGATTTTGGTACAATGTCAATAGGATTTACGTTTAAAGATTTCATGGCATTTTATGGTGATAGATTTACTCCTGAAGAGAAAAAACTTTATTTGGACAAAGTTAAAAAGTTGATGGAGAGACCATTTACTAGTTTAACCGAAGAAGAAAAAATGGCGTTAGATGATATTAAAGTTTCCGCTTGGGATTTAATACAAGCTAATAGTGGGGGTCATAAATGTATTACAAACATTTCGGCACTTAATTTTTTGGGTAGGTCGAAAAGACCTCCTGAAGGGAAGTATAAATATAATCCAGAATCGGACGATACTCCTTACGTCAAATTTACAAAAATGATTCAGAATGAGTTTGTTAAAAAACTTAAAGAAAAAATATCAGGTAAATAAAAATCCCCTCGTATGAGGGGATTTTAGTTTAATAATAAATCCAATTTTTATTATAATCTTTATTTGATATACAGAAAGTTGCGTATCCATTTATTTTGGGATATCCTGTATTGTAGTAACCACAAACAATCCCCCAATCATCATATTGACTATGAAGTATGTTTAGAAGTTTCATACTTGTGGATATGTTTAACTCCAAATCATTTTTTAGTGTGTGACTACTAACTGTTTTTTTATTTACATATTTTGCGGTCGAAACCATAACTTGCATTGGGCCAACTGCTCCTGCTGAGGACGAAAGAAATGGATTATATTTCCAATCAAAGGGTCCTTTATAACTTGTTTCTAAATACGCAATATTATATGCGATGTGTTTTGGTATGTTATACTTTTTAGAATATTTTTCAATTAGATAATAAGTTTTTAATGAAACAGGAGAACCTTTCTCTAAAGATGCTTTTTCTAAATTTTTATAGAATTTATTTTCTTGTTTGGTGACCAAAGACCAACAACAAACTCCCACTAAAACACATATTGAAACATAAAGAAATTTAATTATTCTTGATATTTTGATTTCCATTGCTTTTATTGTTTGAAGGTTCTGACTGATTCTTAGAATGATAGTTCCAAATATTTTTGGCGTAAAAATTAAATATAGTGTATCCTATGCTGTCTTCATATAGAGTATATGACCCGTCTTTTTTAGATATAACTAACAAGTTATCATTTTCGTCAATTGCAATATCGACATTTTTCTTGTATATCATACGAGATTCCGTTTCAGAAACACTCTTATATGATATGAACGATTTGTAAATGTAGCCAAGAGAGAATCCTACTACCAAAGATAGTGCAAAGAAAACATATACCATGAAATGTTTTAATGCGGTTTTAATTTTTGTGAGATAATTTGTTTCCATTTGTTCCTTTTTTTAGGAAAAATAAGAAATTAAAATAGAAATGACAATACGTCTCCTTTTTTGATTTGTAATTTTTTACAACTACCACCCATTATTTCTAAAACCATGTCTCCATTACCACAATAGTTTACATGTTCTTCATCGTCTAACAACGGAGGACAATCGTGATGTATTTTAGTTATGACATTGTCTTTTATAAAAATAATATCTAAATTGATTATACAGTTTTTCATCCAAAAACAATGGTATCCTGAATTTTGTAAAAATAACATTCCATTATATGATTCATTAAATGTTTTTTTCATCATGCCGGTTTCTTTTTCTTTTTCAGAAACACACAACTTGATTTTAAAAAAATTATCATTTATCATTATTTTCATACTAAATAAATACTTAAAAATTCATAATAGTGAAACAAAAAAGATACGCAGGCGTCCTAGTTAAAAGTAAGGACAAAGTTTTGTTATGTAAAAGAAGTGCTCAGGCCGCAATGTCTGGAGAATGGTCAATGCCATCAGGAAAGATTAATGAGGGTGAAACTCCAATAGATGGGGCGGCAAGAGAATTCTTTGAAGAAACTAATATAAAAGTAACTAATCCATTAACTTTTTGTGGTATGATTAAAAGATATACTAGAGATGGAAAGAACGTAAAAGGATTGATGTACACTTTTTTAATGGAAAGTGAAGAAGAATTAAATCCTGATTTAGAAAATGCGATGGATGGGGATGAACATACTGAGTGTGGTTATTTCACTAAAGATAGTTTACCGACACCAATTGGAGACCAAACAAGAGATTTGATTATAACTGTATTGGAAGGAAAAAATATTTCAGAAAATTTTACTTTATAATCTTATTTTTATTATCTTTGTGGTCTTGAATTAAAATAGTCAGATAGCTCAATTGGTTAGAGCACTCGCCTGATACGCGAACGGTTACAGGTTCGATTCCTGTTCTGACTACAAAAAATAAAAAAAAACTAAATTATGGGAGAATTATTAAAAACATTAAAAGAACAAAACTCAAGTGAACTAATCACAAAATGGGAAAACATTGGTTTTTTGACTAATACAAAAAACAAACGAAATACGGCTTTGGCTTGTGAATTTTCTGCATTATATCTATTAGACAACATAGAAACATATAATGGTGAAATCACAACATTAACACATCCAGTTATTATTAGAATATTTAGAAAAATTGAAGAAGATTTACCAACTGAACTTATTTTTGATAAGGTTATTGAAATAATCACAACATTCAAAGTTAAACTTGATGAATTTCAAAAAAGTGATGAATTTGTTAACAGAGGAAGTGTGAGTGAAAAAGGTGTTGTGGATGTTGAAGCTGAGTTTCTTGCTGATTTTTCAGATAATTTTCCATTTGAATTTGGCCTGTGCGTGGGTAAAAAATATTGTGTATAACTAGCGGATACACGCAGGTTTATTGCGTATGTACAACAACTAAAACTACCAATATAATACTATGGAACAAAATGAAATGATGGATATTCATAAAATAATTATGAAAACATTAAAGGTAGTACCGAAAGCGTGGGATATGAACCATCAACACTTTAACTCCGATTGTCATATGGAACTGACGGATAAAACATA